AGGCACGAACAGTCTCACCTTCTGCATTGGTGTAACTTCTATCATCATAATGTGGTGACCAAGGAAAGTTCTTTACTACTTTCTGAGTCTCTACCATCTGACCGTTAAAATCTCTGTTGTCATACTGTGGTTCATAATAGTAGGTCTCAAATGGATCCTTCTGATTACGAGCATGAGTAATGAATGGTGTGATATTAGCAGTCGGTCCTTGACATGCAATACCACCACCATATTGATTAGTGATGTATGGTCCTTGTAATACCTGAATAGCTTGGTTCGTAACTGAGCCTGAACTATTAGCTATTGGATTCGCTGTTGCACTTACACCCCCGACATCTGCCGCCAGTGTGGCAGGGACAGTCGCAATTTGTGTTAGACATAATACTATTGGGTAAAGATACTTGTGGTGTCTGTGATGCTTGTAACATCCGTGGTTCTTTGAATCACCGTTTGATTTGTCACTCCTGGGCCCATGTAGGTCTGAGTGAACTGAAATGCTGCTCCTGGTTCTGCGATTGTGAAACTCTGTCCATTTAAATTTAGACCAGAGTTGGCACTTGTTACTTGCCCCTCTGTTCCTCCTAATGGATTCACTATCACTGAGTTTGTCGTTGGGTTGGGACTGAGAGATTGTCCCCCGTTGGTTACGTTTGAACCCGATACTGAATACTGCCATCCTGTTGCATAATCTATAGAGTTAATAGTTTCAGTCACCTTGGAGGTTGTCTCCGTGTGGCTGGTCATGCTTCCCTGGCTGAAATTTGGGACCACGGGGACCGCCAGGGCATCGGCAGGAATAAGACTTACTCCCACCGCAGACATCACAATATATATGATTGTCTTTCCAGAAGTCATGATTTTTGACCTCCATTTATTTAGTGTAGAATCGTGAGCTCAGAGACAAATTGTCCCGTAGCATTCGTACCAGCTCCACCAGCCGTGATTGCAATAGCACCACTAGTTCCAATAGTACCAGCTAGACTTCCAGCAGAACCTGCAGTTGTGGATGTAATGTTGCCAAAGTTTGCTACTTCACCAACAGTGACTGCACTGGTTGGGATTGCATCACCTGCCGTATACGACTGAGAGAAACTAAAGGCATTACCTGGAGTATCCTGAGTAGCAGTAATTGTTCCTGGGGCATAAATTCCACTAGTAATTGCACCAGTAGAAATTGTGTTGACTGTGGTTCCGTCAGTAGTATCTACACCGTTGCCTGAAATTGAAAATGTACTTCCAAGTCTCGTGACATTAGTAGCAGCAGCATCAACGGTTAGTTGAACACTGGAAGATAATCTATGTGTAAGAGCACCTGCATTTGCGGAAGATGCCGTCATCAGTAACATTATGAAGGGTAGAAACCTTTTCATATCATTTACCAAAGAGGTATGTAGCCGTATTTATACTTAAAAATATCGCATGTTGAATGTGGATGTATCAATTTCTACTCTTGTAACTCGTTGACCACTATTTTCGCGGTTTGTTGTAATTATTTGTGTACCGAAAGATTGTTTGTAGTTCTCAAAAGTTTGAATAGCTGTTGGATTATAGAAACCAAAACCAGGAATATTTCCAGTTTCACCTTCTTTTAGTGGTGTTCCACCTTGAAATCCGTCAGCAGTAATAATAATAGGATCTAGTCCAACTTGATCGTACCAAGTTCCTCGCAAGTCCAAAACAATTCTTGACGAATTATTACCAGGAGCTGACTGAATAGCAGCAACATCAATAAGAATAGATTCGTATCCATTATCCGTATCTAAAACATTATCTCCTCCCCATTCCATATATGTAACAGTTTGATCGGCATTTTGAATCTTGGTGCCTTTCCTTGCGCCTACCTGACCACTAATGTTTGGCTCAATAAACTCTGCTATGATGTCAAAATCCTTTCCGTCTGTCCAATTCCAATTAAATATTAGAAAGTTGCAGTAGAAAACTGCTGGATCAAATACTGTTCCTCGGGACTTGCCGATTCCAAATGATAGTGGTGACATATTAACTAGGGATGATAAAAGTTCCTTTCATACCACTGTGAGCGGTACATTGATATTCGTATGCACCTGGTGCATCATGTGGGATTGTGAATACTTGAGTTGCATTCTGTGCTCCACTGACATAGGTTCCTACACCAGTAGTTGTACTCTGGTATTGAATACGGAATGGATGTGAGTTTCCTGTAGAGTTCTCAAAGATATAAGTGAAACCTCTCATCAAATAGATAGTTGGATTTCCTACAGTATCTCTTTGACCAGGACCAGCAAAACGATAGTCACTAGAACCACTCGAAGTAACGTAATATCTAGTTGCAAATCCTCTACTAGTTCCATCACCAGAGATTAGATCCGTAACAAAACTACCAGCAGTACAAATACCACTTACATCTAAGGTTGTTGCAGTAAGGTTTGCTGGTACACTGCCACTCTGATCTGCTACCCAAGCATAGTCACTACCATTCCAACTAAGAACATATCCAGAAGTTGGATTTGATTGATTTAAATGTGTATCAACATCCGAGTTGCCATAACTACCTCCCCCTGGAAGGTTAGTTAATCCAGCACCGTTACCTACAAATGCAGTTGCAGTAACAACACCTGACACAGTAGTATTGGTTGTGATTGCAACTTGATTGCCGCCAATATTTAAGTCTCCTGCACTCTCAATCGTAGGAGTACCAGTAGCACCAATAATATTGAGTTGTTTTACACCAAAAGGTTTTTCTGTCATGGGTACTAACTTTTCTAACTATTTATTCTACAATTTTAATGGTGATGTCGCCAGAGAATGTGAGAGGTTGAGCTCCACCATCAATTAATTTAGTTAAATTTGGTTCTGCACCTGTTGGCGCATCCCAAATAACAGGTGCATCACTACCTTGAAGGTTATACGAATCAGTCCATGAAGAAGTAGTGTAGTCACCATCACCTTCAATACCAGCATACACTGTAGATGTTCCTGCAGAGTCTGTGCTTCCCATAAGAGGTCCACCCAAAGCTGTCTTGAACCAATGTTTCATATCGGCCCAGTTCCAACCTCTATTGTATTCAAGTTTAGTTGCCATAAGACCAACAGCAATAGGAGTTGCAGAACTTGTTCCGTTGAATAATCTATCTTCAGACTCTATAGATGTGACTCCATCAAGATTGTAGTATGCATCATATCTTTTATACCCACTACTGTTATCCTCACATGCAGAAAAACTCATATCACATTGTGCAAAAATATCAACTCCATTTCCCATATTACTATAACTGGTTTTGCATTGTCTATAGAAGGTTCCCACCCCAACTTCTCCAGTAGCACTGTTCAGAGTACCGTATTCATCTAACGCACCAACTCCGATTCCTTTATAAAAAGCTACTCCATTACTATCATGTCGTTTTCCAATTTGTCCTGGATATCCAATCCTATTATAGAACGGTTGGAAGTAAATTCCAGGCATACTAGAGTATCCTGATCTTCTCCCCTCTTCAGGAGTCTCATTATCAGATAAAGTATAGTAATTATTGTAGTCTGGATGATCACCTCTCACTACTTTTTGGTCTCTATTGCCAGCGGCATAACAGAAAATGACTCCAGATTCTACAAGTTCAACACCTGATTGAATAATTGAGTTATCAAACTCATATTCGATTGCTAACGTCCCACCACTACCAATGAGAGGTCCAACTTGGCTACCATAAGATACTGCGTTAGATCCGTCCAAAGGTGTCTGACCAGTTCCTGCAGCATCTCTGTGATGAATGTATCCACTACTCCATGGACCTACTCTATTACTCCAACTATTACTGGAAATAGTTGGATCCTTATCACCTTTAGCTGAATTTATTGGTTTAATCTGATGGAATACTTTCTGCATATCAAATCCAACTTCCCACAATACACCATAAGTTCCGTATAGATTTAGGAACCACTTGTTTGAATTATAAGCCCATCCATATTGTCTACCATATGTTTGTGAAGCACATGGAGTTCCATGGAAACCAGTATTATTTTGATATGCAGTATTACTACCGTTAGATCTGGATCTCGTATAAGTTGAGCTTGCAAGAATAGCACCAAAGTCTTCTACTGAACCTGCAATTGCTTCTCCAGTTCCAATGCCTGCAGATACAAATTTTGGAGATCTATAAGTTGTACTGTTGTTTCTCCACCAGTTGAGACCAGCTGAATCTGTGGGGACAGTTGTTCCATCCCAACGAGTAGTAAGTCTAGTACCAGGATCTGCATTAAAGAAGTCTGGGTCCAAATAATATGGAGCATCCAAAACTAAATCTAGAAGATCGCATGTACCTACTGTTGTAGAGATACCACTGTTAGATAATTTGTTACCACCAACATAATTTTGTGGAGTATCTGATATGGTAAGTGTACTAATACCTAAAGTATTCTGAAATTCGATGTGACCGAACCACATATCTTGGTCACATACAATAACGTCTACATCTTTACCAGTTCCATATTGTGGTATTTGACTGCCAATTTGTATTGACGCTCCTGTAGTGGAGGCTACTCCTGGTAGTGAGTCCCATCGACCAGACACCCAAGGACTTTTCTTTTGGACATGTCTGAGTAATTGCATAGATCCTCTATTTTTGAGGTCTATACCAGGAGTGCTACTAGTATAATTATTGACATATGAATACCCTTGACACCAAACATTAGATGCATATCTATTTTCTTTTGTTAAACTCTCGACTAAATTGTCAGGGTTATCCATATAGGTGCCTGGATATGCAGAAGCATTGATAGTTACATTTGCAACGCCAGGATGATTTCTCAACTGTTCAACTTCATCATCATCTAATAGATAGATTCCTCTGAGTTCACTATGATTACATGCACTCGGACACTCTACAGTCCTGGATGGAATATTATCTTCAAGAGTTCCATCCTGCATTAGGATTTCGTGAACATGCTCCCAGTCTTTTTTTGTATGGCAGAGAATACCGTATTCTTTTTTTGATTCTTTTTCTGTTGGTTTTTTTAGTAGAGTTTCTTTGAGAGATTCAAAATTTACTCTCCGCTGTTCGTACCATTCGTCGATATTAGTATCAGTAGAAAACATTTCTTATACCTCCCTAATCAAAGCATTCTTTGTGTTGTGAATCTATAAGTAGTTAGCCCAGATATTCCAGTGACTGGAACTAATCTTACTTGAACTTGACCAGCAGATAGTGTTACCGATACATCGGCAATTTTATTCGGTTCATACATTTGACCATACTGCGATACATATGCGGTTGTGCCCGCACCAGTATGCATCACTAATGCTTTTTGTGCCTGGTAATTATTTCCATTGATAATGGATATTGTATATTCTGCGGTTACGAAGTCTTCAGTATACACATCAATTTCTTGAGGTGTTCCAGCAGATGCAGTGAAAGAAGATGATGCAACACCATGACTTTCAAATACGGTGTTTCTTATTTGAAGTGATTGGTTACCTATGGGATTGGTTGTTCCAATGCCAATACTGGTATTAGTATTAATTCCAGCATCAGTCTTTTCAAAGTACCCAGTACCTCCTCCGCCTCCACCAGTCTGATCTGCTACCCAATCATAATCAGAACCAGTCCAACTGAGAACTTGACCTGAAGAGGCAGTACCAGTATTGAGGTGTGTATCAACATCAGAGTTACCATAACTACCTCCTCCTGGAAGGTTAGTTAGACCAGACCCATCACCTACAAATGATGAAGCGGTCACAACTCCAGTTACGTTGATACCAGAACCAGTTACTTGTAGTTTTGTTGATCCACTATTCTGCAAGTACAATGCACTGGAGTCAATGAATAAAGACCCAGTTCCACTTTCATTAATATAACTTTGGGTTCCACTATGCCAAATTTGAAGATCGTTTGAATCTCCAAATCCAAGTCTAAAGTCATCCCCATTTACTGTGCCAATTCCAGTACCAGATGACCATATAGATCCATTGTACCTGAGGATGTCATTGATCTGTGCTCCAGAGGATACAACGTCAGTTAAATCATTTAGGCTGGTTGCTCCACCAGTCGATCCACTACCAACTACGTCGGTAATTTCAATGGTTGCAATTCCATTTGAATAGGTTGCAGTAACACCAGCACCAACGAAGTTAATGGTTGCAGCAGTTCCAACAGTGCCTCCTTCTTCTTGAATAACAACACCAGATCCTGATGCTGTAACACCTGTTAGGTTGGATCCATCACCGTAGAATGTATTTGCAGTGATGATACCAGCGGTGAAATGATCTGTCCCAACGCCAATGGTTCCATCTATGTTTCTATTAAGAAGTTCGGTCCATCTTCCCGCATGAGCATAATATGCCTTTCCAGTATCATGGGTATGAACAAATGCACCATGGTACTCAGCAGGACTTGGTAGAGTTCTATACTCTGCAAAGAGGAATGGTAGGATGTTAGTTGTTGCACTACCTACGATTCTTCCTTTAAGTCTAAAGTTACCTAGAACAGAAAGAGCTTCCTCTGCATTGGTGGTTCCAATACCAACGTTACTATTTGTAGTAATACCAGTAGGACCAGATTTCCAAATAGAACTGGAAGCTGGGACATTGTATAACCCAGAAGCATCTCCAGAGAATGTGGAAGCTGTTAGGATGCCAGTGGTCTCATAGTTGCCATGGACATCTTCTACAAGAAGTCTTCTCCAACCATTATATCCACCGTTAGTAGTACCATAAGAAACGTATGCTTGCTTTGCGTTGTTCGCATAGGCAAACATTCCTCTCCAAGACACTGCATTAGGCATGTCAGTGGTTGAGTCAAAGTCAAAGCGCATCTTACTGCCTTGACCTGGGAAGGTTACAATACCTGCACCTGAGTTGATGTTATCAACCAGGATAGAAGGGGTGCCAGAGAGGTTCTGAGCGACTGTTGCGATACCTGCAGTGTGTGCATACCCCGCAATGGTAGAGAGACCTGCAACGGGTGTATACGAGGAGATGCCAGCGACTTTTGCGTACTCAGAGACACCTGCATTAGTTGCAACACCTGCTGCAGAAGAATACGTAACGATTCCTGCAGTGGTTGCGAAGGTTGCTACACCAGCGACGGGTGTATATGAAGAGATTCCTGATACTGGAGAGTAATTTGTTAGAGATGCGAACCCTGCAATAGGAGTATATGATGCAATGCCAGATACAGTTGCATAGGATACATAGTCTACTGCGTCTATGGTTACGTTACCACCAAAGACACTACTTACATTAAGTCCGTCATTGAAATTTACGGTTTGTGCTACACCAAGAACAGATCCACTGTTTTTGATGACAATGCCCTGTCCAATAGCAGTAACACCAGTTAGTCCAGATCCATCCCCAATGAATGTTCCTGTCGTAATACCCGAAAGTAATGCATTACCTTCTACATGTAGTTGACTAGTTGGAAGAGTCGTGCCAATACCAACATACTTACTGGTAGTAATACCGTATGTACTTGCCTTGGTCCAAGTTCCTGCAGAACCTGCATTGGCAGATAACTCTGTTCCATCTCCAAAGGTATTATAAATCTCCTGAAAATTGGCATTTACTTTTACTGCACCAGATGCGAGGGAATCTCCCAGACCATCATTCGGCGTAAATCCAGTGAATATTCCCTGTCTAGCCATTTATTTCTTATGATAAGGTCTATTTCTTCTATTTATTGTTCTAATAAATATGAGTATACGACCATGTTTTCCTTTTTTATACCATGACAAATAAAGTCAGCAAACATAGAGAAGCATACGAGCAGTTTAAATCTGAATTGTGTGAGTATCACTTAGATAATTATACTTCTTGGATTAAAAATTTGCAAGAGGAAGGATATGATGTAACCAAATGGAGCACTGAAGAGATTATTGATACTTATATTAAGGAAAATAATCTTTGGAACTCCGCAGAAACTATTGCACAAGCAATCCTAGAAGATAAAAAGGAAAAGGGTGACTCATATCTAGAAACAGATATGAAAAAAAGAAGAAAGAATAATGAAAAAGCTGTAAATGATATGAAGAAAGTCAAGGACGATACCGTTCCTCGCTGGATGAGGGAGGATGTACGTCAGAGACTTGAAGAAGCTCGTCGTGGGCCACGTAAGGAAGGTAAAGAAAAGACAGAAGATAAAGCAAAAAAATCTTTGGAAGCAGTGAAGAAACGCCAGAGCGTTCTTGATACGCATGAGAAAAAAACTGGAAGAAAACTTGATATTAAAAAATCAGTAGAAGGCAAAGCACACGCCAAAGACTTCCCTAGTTCTCGTCAAGAGAAAAAGACTAGGGGCGAAAAGGAAACTGATCTCCAGACACAGAACCGTCGCGTAAATAAAGATACCTCTCGTATTGTCGCCAAAGGTTACACTAAGAAAGAAAAAGAAAAAAACAAAGGCATTTATTCTTCAAGGTTTGATTGATGGCTAAATGTAAACAGGGATATTACTGGTGTTACACTGATGAGAAATGCAAAAAAATTCCTCTAGGATGGCATGTAGGACGTGGCGGAGTAATTGAAAAAGACGAAGAAGGTAAAGATGGAAATAACAAGAATGGCAACGGAACTGGGAATGGGGAACCTAATGGGGGTTCTGATGGTGGAAGCGTCTCCGAAGAATCAGTCTCTAAGGCTCAACAAAAATTCTTTGGAATGGTTCGCGCAGTTCAAAAAGGAGAAGCGAACATAGGAGGAGATGTAGGTAAAGCCGCTGCATCAATGAAAAAGAAAGATGTAAAAGACTTTGCATCTACTAAACATAAAGGTTTACCTGAAAGAAAAAAAGTTGATGAGGGACTCAGAAGTAGTATTCTTTCTGATCCAAAGGCTATGAAAAACATTAAAGATAATGAGAAAGTAAATTACGCTAAGACGATGCGTATGAAACATGGGAAGAACTGGAAAGAGTTTGCTTCCCAATCAAAAGATGCGAAAGAAAGGCTGCGTCCAGGTGAAGTTAAGAAGTGGGACAAAGAAAAGAAAAAGTGGGTATCAAATAAAGATTGACAAGGTATTGAATTGTTAGTAAACTAACTCTGCCAGGGTTCAAAAGAGAGACTATATAACTTAGAGTTTTATTAATTAATTTGAATGGCAAATTTGAGAGAGAGAATGAGATCGAAGGGGGAACTCCTCCTAGCTCATGCTCCTATCCTAACCCTTGGATTTACACTGGTAAGTGCTTTGAGTCTGATGACATTGGCGACAACTATGGTTTTGTATACAGGATCACAAATGTCGAAGACGGAAGACAGTACATCGGTAGAAAATATTTTTGGCAACACAGAAAGCCTAGAGGTAAATCTAGGAGAGTTAAGAGTGAGAGCGACTGGAAAAAATACTACGGAAGTTCTGACGAACTTACTGAAGAACGCCGTAGAATTGGAGATACTTCCTTCAAACGAGAGATACTTTCCGTTCACCCCACAAAAGGTTTTGTAAATTATGAGGAGACTCGTCAACTTTTTGTGAATAACGTCTTGACTGAACAGCTTGACAACGGAGAACCTGCCTACTACAATAGGAACGTTCTCAGTCGTTATTTCAGGAAGGATTACTTCGATGGAAAACCAATCTAAGGAGATTGTTCGCGACTATATCGTGGACCGTATACATGAATTGGTTGATGATGAGCGTCTTGAGGATGCTATTTCACTCTATGAAGAATATAAAGAAACGTTCATTAATGTTTCTAATGTTTCGTGACTAAATGAAAATTTCTACTATTGCCTCACTTCTCCTGTGCTCAGTTCTTACGCCTGTTCATATTGATGCATCTCCCATAAGACCAGTTCAACTTCAGTACGAAGAAATTGAAGAAATACAGTGGAGATGTGAAGACTGTACTCCAGAGGAACAGTATGTCTTGTCAGCACTACAAGAGAAGACAAAAATTACTGATAAGAATGCTCTTGCTGCATTGATGGGTAACATCAAGCAAGAGAGTAAGTTCATCCCTAACATCTGTGAAGGTGGTGCTCGTGTCTCCTACACCGAGTGTAAGAGTGGTGGGTATGGTTTGATCCAATGGACTTCTATTGGACGTTACAAAGCTCTTGGTAACTTCTGTGCCAGGTTCTCTTGTGATCCATCTTCACTTGAAGGTCAAACTCGTTACATGATTAACGAACCAATCTTCCAACGTGTCCTCCCTGAGTTTGAAGGCAGTGGACAGACGGTATCTTATTACATGAAACCTGCTTACTACTGGTTGGGTTGGGGAATCAAAGGCAATCGAGAGGTTTATGCATATGAGTACTCAAAGATGTTGAAGTTGGAATAAATAGATCAGAGTGCTAAGAATCCTCGTAGAACCCCAAATCAATAACCCCCTATCTACTATAAACTGTTACAGCACTCTAGAATTTTGAATTCTCATGTTTGAAAGACTATTAGGCAAATCAAATCGTAAAGTAAAGTCTGATGGGAAAACTAACATCGATGTTAGTCTTAAATACACTGGAATTCCAGCACCTATATTTCTACCTGATGATCCATGGTTTGGTCCTTCTCCAATTAAAAGTGAAAAACAAATGACTCATGAAGAAATGCTTGAGGAAGCATCAAGAAGAGAAGAATCAAATCGCAAAGAAGAGAATAAAGAGCCAGACAACATCCATGAAGTGATGTATAACTTTTCTACGCACAAGGGTAAACTTACTATTCAGATCAATCCTCCTGGGGGATCTGAAACTTTCCAAGAAGGTTCTGGTGATTGGATGTCTGGCATAAGAGGTTGACATCAATCAGTTTATCCGTTATATTATAGAAGTGGTTAGTACCACTGCGGTAACCTCCTTGGTAGTTCAAGGTTAGCGGCGATAGGAACTACCTTTTGACTCAGTAGCTCAGATGGATAGAGCAACTGCCTTCTAAGCAGTCGGTCGTTGGTTCGAGTCCAACCTGAGTCGTTCGTCGATGTGGCGGAATTGGTATACGCGCTAGGTTTAGGTTCTAGTGAGGCAACTCATGAAGGTTCAAGTCCTTTCATCGACATATGAAGTATAGAAACTATTCAACTACAAGTTCAAAGTACAGGTTGTTTGAACCTGTAATTTTAGAGTGTCCAAATTGGGAAGAAATTAATCCAGGACTTATGGAATGGATTAAAGAGTATTCTGTCGAAATTATTGTTAATGGTCAAGCACGTAGAACCGAATTTATATCTACAACTACTCCAGTTGGTTGTAAAGAATTATCAATTTTAATTGATTGGATAGATTCGGAAAGTGTAAACTGTGCTGATCTCATTGCTCAAGGAACTGGTACTGCTTATCACGATAGCCCTCCACAATTTAAAAACTTTAAAGTTGCAGACTATTGGGGAATGTGGTATAATGAAGGTTCATATGCAACTTATCATAACCATTACCCTTATGCAATGTCCTTTGCATACTATATTAATTGCCCAGAAGGAAGTTCCCCTTTAGTATTAGAAGGCAACGAAATTCAGGTTACTGAAGGTAGGTTAGTTGTATTTGCAGGTCATATGTCTCATCAGGTGGATCCCTGCCCAGTAGATAATAGATTTATGATCGCTGGTAACATTGCATTTACGGGACCAATGCGGGTGTAGTTCAGCGGTAGAACGCTATCTTTCCAAGTTAGATGCCATCGGTTCGATCCCGATCACCCGCTTAAACCGTACATGTTAAATATCAATGTGTGCAAAAAAACATATGAATAAACTAAGGGTTCAACAATCATATGTTTGGTATGAAACTGGAGATCATACCATGATTGTAAAAATGTATTTTATGAATTATATTCCATTTACATTTGATGAAATACCATCAGTTGCCAGGGAAGATCCAGAAGTAATCATGGAAGCAAATAAAAATAAAGTAATTACAGATGAACAACTCTATAAATCCTCTTCATATCTCACAGAAGAACTTGCAATGCCTTTGATTTATGAGATGGATTTAGAAAATCCACAAGACCTTCCAGATTCCAATGGGTATTGACGCTTGGTTTGCTACACCAATATATAATAGCAAAATTGTTCCTACTAAGGAACAGAAAAATAAAATTGAAAGGTATTTCTATAAATACACTCAAGAGAATGGAGATAAAATCTTCATCGATAACTCATTAAATATCACTGGAGACGTAACAGGTCAACATCAAATCTCAGAACTTGAAGAATTCGAGTGGATAAATGAACATTTGCATGGACATATTGATAATTATCTGAGAGCTATTGGTGTAAATACATCCAATTATAAATTTTACATTCAAAAATCTTGGCCTGTTATATGTGATGAAGGTGGTGGAGTTGCTCCACATGCCCATATGAACTCTCATCTCAGTGCAGTTTTTTATATTAGATGCGGGCCCGATAACGGTGGAGACATTATCTTCGGTTCTTCGCCTGATCATCCACTCAATGTATTACCAGTACAAATACCAAATACCAACGTTAAATATACGCCTACCGAAAATCAACTTTTGATTTTCCCTTCTTCATTACGTCATGAAGTCACAGAATTTTATGGAAAAGACTTCCGTTTTTCTATTTCTTATGATATAATGATTACAACTCACATTAATATTAATTCGGATTCAGAATCCGATGTTTCTAATCCTAATCTGTGGGTTTCATTGGGAGATTAACTCAGCGGTAGAGTGTCTCGTTTACACCGAGGTTGTCACTGGTTCGATCCCAGTATCTCCCATAGAAACAAATGTTACACCTCAAATGCACCTGCTGCAATAAGGAAATTATTTCCTCCTCAAAACTACAGACATGTGGTTGCGAAAATAATATGATGGCACGAGATAGTACGGTTACAGCAGTAGATTTAAATTGCGTAATTATTATTAAATGTAAAAATTATGCTGAAAGTCAGGGTTTTCTAACAAATTCTGACCTAAAATACCAGGAGGAACGACGCAAACGTAAAGTTCGCAAATTAACTTTCGAGGAACGCTAATGATTAATCTTGACGAACGATACCACTCATACCTTTCTGGTGATAAAAAATTCCGTATTGATGATGCTGAGGAGTGTGTGAAAGGATATGGATTTGAGTGTGACGGATCATCAATTATTGGATATTATGTGTTGACGGAAAACTATAAACTGTCGTATAATCTAAAAGAGCAGTTCCAATTTATGGAACCACTTGGCTGAATATATACCTTACGTCTAAAAAATTTAAAATCATGTTTCAAGTCCCAAATGCTGAATTGTTTTACTTAACGCAAAAAAATACGTTAAAGAAAAAAACAATACACGATGAATTACAGGGCAAAAAGGTAGTAGTATACTTTGTTTGTGGAGCCTACACTCCTACATGTAGTACCAAACATGTACCAGAGTTTGAGGAAGCCTATGATGAAATCAAATCTCTTGGAATTGACGAAGTTTATTGTTGTTCTATGAACGATCCATGGGTGATGAAATCCTGGTGGAAGTCTATGGGCATCAAGAAACAACAATACTTGTGTGATGGTAATGGAGCATGGTTATTGAGATTTGAGCAACTGTCTTCTGAAGGACAAAAAGTAGTACAGTTCTTCAATACTGGTATGGGTAGACGTGCATGGAGACATGCTTTGGTTATTCATGATAATATGGTTGTCCACGAATGTATGGAAGGTCCAGAATCTGGAGAAAAGCATAACTCTCCAGATGATCCATATGAATTTACTTCTGCTGCATCAATTCTTGAGTATCTGAAGAAGAGAGAAACTACAAAAGAGAGAGTAGAGGAATTTAATAAAAAATCAGCTTCTCTTTCCGACCCCACAGACGTAAACATTTAATTTTATACCCTTCGATGGAAAAAATTACATTGAAACAATTGGAGTCTGATTTTGATTCTATCTTTGATAGAGTTGAGAAAGGAGAATCATTCCATATTCTCACTCCAGACGGAAAAGATGTTATGATGGTGCCTTCTGAAGAGGTAATTAAAGCTTCTATCGAAGCAGGAATCGCATCTCCTATGGACGATGACTATTTCAAACTATACCAAGAAACGGCAGAAGCTCCTTGACAACCCCAGTCCAATACGATAAAATTAACTCGTACACTTAACCGACTCATGTCTGTTCTAGCTAAGTTCAAAAAAGACATTAGTATGCTCACCGCAGCTGCAAATGGCGATTGTTATCTAGATGTTAAAAATCCAAAACTCTATAAGAAAGTTCGTAGATTTTACGAAAAGGAAGGTGTAGATTTCTCTGGAGATCTTGAAGACGACTATCAAACTCTAGTCGAATGTCTTTTTAATGACCTTAACTGTGCTGTTTCATGAACGATCTAGATCCTAAGTCTGTTGCTTCAACAAAAACCATTGTTATTCACGAACGATTTCCTTATCGTTTTGTGCAGAGAGGCCACATTCAACTGAATGGTAACCCAGATTTTCGGTTGCAGAAAGCGAATGAATATACTAAAAAGTATTCTGACATTTACTTGTTTGATAATGGAGATCAGATGCTCCTCGCTATTGAAGACCATGAGTACCCTAAATGGTTAGATCCAGATGGTGTACCTTGTTATGTAAAAGACACTGTATCCTCATGATCCTAAAGTCACGGATGGACTATAACAGCACTGGTGGAGCTAGTCCTGGGACGACTATAAAATCACCCTGGTCGGGATCAATGACCCCTTTGTTTAATGAGTAACGACTTCCCCAGTATCCCAGAACAAGCAAGAAATTTATCTAAGACAGCTTTAGATATTGCCAAGTCCTTCGCAAAGACTAGGAGACTTCTTGTATCTGATGATTTGATTGATCTACGTAATTCTATTTGTGAATCTTGTGATCGTTATGAATTTGAAAGTTCTAGGTGCAAGGAATGTGGTTGCTTCATGGTAAATAAAGTTCGTTTTAATGGGGCTACATGCCCTCTTAATCATTGGTAATATGTTTATTCTAGATGATGTTTTAACTGATCTTCAGGTAAAAGAGATTCTTGATGCCAATATTAATTACCATAACTACTATCTCCAACCGAAGGAGAATATTGAATGCCTAAATCCATTATTGGATGAAGCAAAAAAACATTTTGATTTATCAGAATGTATTGGTTATGAAGTTTGGAGTCAAAATAACCCCGAACTTGGTTGGCATATGGATAAAGATGAGATTCTTTTCAAACAAGAAGGTGTCAATTCTTTTCCAATATGCACTTTAGTTTATTACTTGAGAATAGAAAATATTCTTGGTGGTAAACTTCTTTTTGAAGACGGAAAGTCAATCAAACCATTACAAAATCGATTAGTTATCTTTGGTCCTGGTATCAAACATGCTGTCGATGAAATGTTTACAGTTGATGGAAGACGACAGTCTATTATCATAAACCCTTGGGATTGTGAAATTAGATCCCCGTAGGATAAGGGTTAAGCCTGCTGGTGCGGATGGGATTGATCCCGCCTGGTTTCCAATTTCCAGTAAAAGAATTGGTGGCGAGCCTGCAACCCCCCGAAAATGAAACATAAGTACGAAGATTTTATTGGTCTCTATGAAGGAGCGATAGACCCAGATTTTTGCAATTGGATCTGTCGTTACGTGGATAATTCTAGCCATGTTGCCCCGAGAAACTTCATGCAAGTGAAGGATCAACAAGTTTGTTTTAGTGCATTTTCTCCGAAAGAGAATGGTGAACTAATGAAATCTGTTGACCAATGTCTCTTTGATTATGTCGGAGAATATCCATATCTTACTAACTTTAATTATGTGAGTGCATTAACGCTAGTGCAAAAAACCGAACCAACACAAGGTTATCATCTTTTTCATGGTGAGAATCTAAACTGGGACGTTCAACATAGAACCATTGCTTGGATGGTTTATTTAAATGATGTTAAAGAGGGTGGTGAGACCGAGTTTCAATATCAGAAACTACGAGTTAAACCAAAGAGAGGAACTGTCCTAATTTGGCCAGGGGGTTTTACTCATCTCCATAGAGGCAATCCTCCACTGAGTGGTGACAAATATATTGCTACTGGTTGGTATCAAGGATCAATTGGTTTACGTGAAGTATATACCGCTGGTCTTAACGATAGGAAAGACAAAGAAGGTTAATTATTTGAGGGTTTCCTTTCCTAGGAGATCCAATTTTTGTATAGAGGGGTTGCGGAAAACCGATCGACATAATATAATAAATACAACGCAGTACGTTATTAAAACATGACGCAACAAAAAACAGCATTGGTTCTCGGTGCTGGTGGTTTCATTGGAAGTCATATGGTGAAACGTCTGATCCAAGAAGGTTATTGGGTTCGAGGTGTTGATTTAAAATATCCTGAGTTTTCTGAAACGATGGCACATGAATTCGTTGCTGGAGACCTTCGTGATCAAACTCTTGTAGAAAGTATTCTTACAGTTAATAATACCTCCTTTGATCAGATTTACCAATTCGCTGCAGACATGGGCGGTGCAGGATATATCTTTACCGATGAACACTCTGCAGACATTATGCACAATTCTGCTAGTATAAATCTAAATGTACTGGATCGACAGAAGAAACTCAATGATTCTCTTGGAGTAAATAAGACCAAGATTTTCTATAGCTCTTCTGCATGTATGTACCCAGAGCGTAATCAATTAGACCCCAATAACCCTGACTGCCGTGAAGAATCTGCATACCCCGCAGCACCAGATTCCGAATATGGATGGGAGAAACTCTTCTCGGAGAGAGTATATTTTGCTTACAATAGGAACTATGGCATTCCTATTTGTGTTGCAAGGTATCACAACATCTTTGGTCCCGAAGGAACTTGGGATGGTGGAAAGGAGAAGGCACCAGCTGCAATCTGCCGTAAAGTCGCTCTCCTCCCAGAGGTCGGTGGAGGCATCGAGGTGTGGGGAGATGGCTTACAGACTCGTTCCTTCCTGTTCATTGATGAATGCATTGAAGCAACTAGACGATTGATGGATAGTGACTTCATGGGACCAGTTAACATTGGTTCTGAAGAGATGGTTACTATTAATGAACTGGTGAAGACTGCTGCCAGTATTTCTGGTAAAGTAGTGACAAAGTTGCACAAACTCGACGCACCTTTAGGAGTGCGTGGACGTAACTCTAATAATGACCTAGTTCGTGAGAAACTAGGATGGGATTATTCTCAAACTCTTGAGGAAGGAATCCGCAAAACTTATGAGTGGATCTCTACTCAAATTAAAACCCGTAAACTAGCTGAACGTGAACTGACCAATGTCTGAAACTATTACTAAAGTACCTGACACTACAATTGTTCTCAAGAAATCTGAGATTAGAAACCTAGATGTCTTTGAACTTGAAAGTGTATCTCTAAATGCTAATGACTGGCTCTCTGCTGGTCAGTCTGAATATCGTCTTTATGCATATCTCTCTACCTGCTTTAATGATTCTGTTATCCTTGATGTAGGTACTCGCGTCGGTGGATCTGCTCTTGCACTTTCATATAATGAAAATAATCGTGTCATTAGTTATGATCTAACTGAACAAGGTGCATCTAAGATTGTAAAAGATAACATCGAGTTTAAGATTCAAGATTTTCGTGAAGACGATTCTCTAAATTATGATGAGATTTCAATCATCATGATTGATGTTGATCCTCATGATGGTGTTCAAGAGGTGGAGATGATGGAATTCTTAAAAGATCGGGGATGGCAAGGAATCATTCTCTTGGATGATATTGGTCCTGCTTGGCCTGAAGTTCAGGATATGTGGGATGCAATTGAAGAACCTACAATTGATGTGACTGAAGTTGGACACATGAGTGGAACTGGACTAGTAAACTTTGGATCTAAGCATACTGTTGGTTGGGAATGAAAATTACTATTTTGGGATCTTCGGGTCAGATCGGAGCATATTTGACTCAGTATTTAAAAGTCAAAGGACATGATGTAATTGAGTTTGATAAAGTCAACGCAGACTTTCAGGATATGACTCGTATTCCTAATGTCTGCTTGCAAGATGTACTAAAGGATACGGATTTTTGTTTCTTTCTTGCATTTGATGTTGGCGGATCTCATTACCTTAAGAAGTATCAGCACACATTTAAGTTCCTTGATAACAATTCGAGGATGATGTGTAATGCTTTCCAATATATTGAGAAGTATAAGGTTCCTCTCGTATTTGCCTCATCTCAGATGAGTAGTATGAGTTACTCTCCTTACGGAGTTATGAAGAGAGTTGGTGAACTATATACTGAGTCCCTGGGTGGCAAGATTGTTAAATTCTGGAACGTATATGGTATTGAAAATGACATGGAAAAAGCTCATGTCATTACAGACTTTATAGATAAGGGATTTAGGAATGGTGTCATTGATATGATGACAGATGGTACAGAACAACGAGAGTTTCTCTACGCAGAAGATTGCTGTGAAGCTCTTGAGGCAGTCATGGAAAATTACGATGACTTCACCTCTACTGACCCTCTTCATATTACTTCTTTTGTCAGTACAAGTATTTTGGAAATCGGAAAGATTATTCAGAATCTATTTGGTACTGATGGTAAAGAAGTACAAGTCATTCCTGCAGAGTCGAAGGACACTGTTCAGAAAGATGCTCGCAACCAGGCAGATACCTTTATTACTAAGTGGTGGAAACCAAAAACTAGTATCCAAGAAGGTATTGAAAAAGTTTATAGAGAAATGAAACATTGCCATGAGTAAAGGATTTAAAAAATCTCTAACGAGAAATACAGGACTAGATAACACTGACACTAGAGTCCTATCTCCAGACCAAAAGTTTCCAATCAACTTAATTTGTAATGATGATTTGGAACCTTCCACATCTGCAAACAATAGATCTGTTTATACTCGCTGGGTACGCGATGGATCTGGACTTTGTAATTTGTATGTAAATACAAGAGCTTTGGAAGTCCTAGAAGATACTAGTGATCTACCAAAGTTTATTTGGTTGCTTGAATCTAGAGAAATCATTCCAGATCAGTATAAATTCATTGAAGAAAACTATGACTTTGTTGCTAGTAGAGTAGACGGTATTTTTACTTGTGATCAAAGACTCACTGAAGAGTCTGGTCCTGAAGGTAAGTTCCTCTATTGTCTTTCTAATGCTGCTCCTTGGGTTATGGATAGAAATATCTACGACAAGTGTAAACTAGTTTCGATGGTAGCATCCAACAAAGGATATACTCTGGGACACCAACGTCGTCTCAAAGTAGTTCAGGAATACTTTAATAAGTTTGGAGGAGATGATCTTTTTGGTTGGGGACTTCCTCAGGAACTTCCACTTAAAGAAAAATCCAGAGCACTTGCAGACTACTTGTTTTCCTTTGCTGTAGAGAATGCAAACTACCCAACATATTTTACTGAGAAACTGACTGATTGCTTTGCTTGTGGAACTATTCCCGTGTACTACGGTACACCAGGAGTTGCACAATATTTTAATCATGAGGGAATAATCTTTCTCGATCAGGAAAATCCTTGGGAAAATATTCCTTGGGACAAGTTGACTCAGGAATATTACTTGTCGAAGAATGACGCTATTAAAGAGAACTTCAATATCGCTAAAGAGATGAGAGTTGCGGAAGACTATATGTATACAAACTACTTAAACCAATTAGATCCCCTTAGAAACCAAAGAGCTGTAACAGTATGACAACCACAGTAGATAGAAACGGTTGGGAAGCCGAAGATAAAATTGCAGACGAGTACTTACGTGCTTGCATTGAAGCAGTAGAAGATGATTCTTCCTTTGAAGTATTTAAATCTAACCCTGAATATACAACTATTCTGGAACATGTTCTTAAGGAACAGGGTCAGTCATATTTAAATATAGCTCGTGAAATGAATGAGGAAGCTCTTGAGGAAAACCTTGAGGGATTCAAAGAAAATGATAAGTATGGTTCCCCTAACAAACATGTTTATCCTGGCATTGATGGTCAGATTTCTCCTACTACTCTGAGGTACATCAAGAATACGTTTGAGATGGCTTTCATGATCAATGATTCGCCTATCAGTCGTATTGTTGAAGTTGGTGGAGGGTATGGTGGACTATGTAAAGTTCTTAGTACTGTTTGTGAGTTTGATGAGTACGTTCTTATTGATCTTCCTGAAGTAAGTGCTTTACAGAGAAAGTATATTGATCAGTTTCCTGATATTAAAGATAAGGTAAAATGCATTCCATGTACTGAGTATGAAGAGATTGCGGACATTGATCTCTTCATCAGCAATTATGCTTTGTCTGAGTGCAGTCTTGAAGTCCAAATGGAATACTATGACAAATTGGTTACCAATACTAAGTTTGCTTATCTTATCTACAATCTTGTCAACTTTAACGATTTCCACTATAATGACTTCATCGACAAGATGAAGGAAACTTTTACCTTCGACGTTGGTAGAGACTATGAAAACACTGTTATTCTAGCTACACAAAAAGATGAATCGAATCCCTGATTATATGAAACTTACATGCGATGTTGTCGCATGGATGTGTGATTATTGTAGTTCAAACAAAATCAAATCTTTGGTAGTCGGAGTATCTGGTGGAATTGATTCCGCAGTCTCCTCTACCCTTGCGGCAAAGACTGGTATGCCAGTCTATGCAGTTGGTATGCCAATCAACCAAAACAGTGAACAGGAAAAGTTATCTGACGCTCATCTTTTCTGGTTGAAGAATAACTATCCTAATGTAACAGTTTTGAAAGCCGATCTTTCAGAAGTGTTTGGGAAGTTTATTGAGACTATTGGTAATGAACTTGGTATGGAGTACTCTGTTAATAAAATGGCAGGTGCTAATAGTCGATCACGACTTCGCATGGTTACTCTATACCAGGTTGCTGCATCTGTAGATGGTATCGTTGTTGGTACTGGTAACAAAGTAGAAGACTATGGAGTTGGTTTTTATACTAAGTATGGTGACGGTGGCGTTGATATTGCTCCGATTGCTGATCTTTATAAAACAGAAGTAAGAGAACTTGGACAGTTCATGGGAGTAATTCCTGAGATTGTCAACGCAAAACCTACTGATGGTTTATGGGACGATGGACGCACTGATGAGGATCAGATTGGTGCATCTTATGCAGACTTAGAACATGCCATGGAATATGGCAATGGTCCAGCAGTTCGTATTCTCCATGACTTCAACTGCAAAAATAAGCATAAAATGCTTCCCATCCCTACATTTAATTTGGTTAACAAGAAATGAGAATCGGTGTCATTGGTGCAGGTCGTCTAGGAATCTGCTTCGCTCTTCTTTGTGAAGAGAGTGGACATTCTGTCATTGTTTCTGACGTGCAATCAAAATACGTCACTCAACTGAACAGTCGTGAAATTTTTAGTAACGAACCTGAAGTTGAAGATCTTTTAATGAGAGCTGAAAATTTTCAGGCTACGGTCAATAACCAAGAAGTTATTCGTTCATCGGATTTTATCTTTACGTTTGTCCCCACTCCTTCTCTTCCAGACGGTAGTTATGACTGCCAGTGTGTGGACATGGTTGTGGAGGATCTACTAAAATCTCCTGACTTGCAGGATAAAGTTTTTGTTATTGGGTCTACAGTCAATCCTGGGTATAGTGATACGGTCCAGGATCGTCTCAAAGATCGTGGCATCTCTGTGTATTATAATCCAGAGTTTATTGCACAAGGAACTATCATTCGTGATATGAGAGGTGCTGATATGATTCTCTGTGGAGGAGATGACTCTAGAGGATTTGGTGAGATTCAAATGATCTATGAGGACATTCAGGATAGTGATGTTCACTTCTATCCAATGTCTCGCAAGGCTGCAGAGATCACTAAAATCGGTGTGAATTGTTTCCTTACATATAAGATTAGTTACGCAAATATGATGGGTCAAATTCTTTACAACTCTGGTTGTGGAGATGAGATTGATAATGTTCTTACTGCTGTCGGAGATGATACTAGAGTTGGAAGTAAATATCTAGGTTATGGATTAGGTTTTGGTGGTCCTTGTTTGCCCCGAGATAATCGTGCATTGGGACACTATGCTAAGACCGTTGGTCTTGAGTATAATCTTCCTGGTATTACCGATGACTTTAATAATGTACATGCAAACTTTATTAAACGATATTGCATAGAACAGAATGTAAACAATCTTCCTTTTTTCATTGAGAGCATTGCCTTTAAGAAAGGATCTGACATGACAGTAGAGAGTCCACGATTCTTGCTGGTTGAAGACTTACTGAAAGATGGGTATACTGTTTATGTTCAGGAGATTCAAGATGTTATTGATCAACATGAAGAGGAATTGATTGATCTTTACGGAGACAACATAATCTTTGTTAAGAACCCTGCAGAAATTCACGAACCGTTTTGGAGGATCGACCTTTGACCATCAGTTATAATCGTCTAGGAAGTAATGGACGACTAGGTAATCAAATGTTTCAGTATGCCTCCTTGCGAGGCATCGCTGCTTATAACGGATATGATTGGATGATTCCTCCTGATGATACTAATCATCGGGATAATTATGGTTTGTTTGAGACCTTTCAAATGGTTCATTGCAAGTCAGATAATTTGGGGATTACTAACTTTCCTAACGTAGGAGAGTCTACACATGCTTTCGATGATAAATTATATTATACGAAAGATAATGTAAATATCGATGCATATTTACAGTGTGAAGATTACTTCTTACATATAGTGGATAGTATTCATGAGGACTTCACTTTCCGTTCGGATTATTTGGATCCTTGTAATGAGTTGGTTAACTCTTTTGACCGTCATCCCATTTTTATACATGTCCGACAGGCAGATAACATCGGCAGGGAAGAGTTCCATCCTATTCTTCCGATCAGTTATTATGAGGAAGCGTTAACTCACTTCCCCAAAGATACTCCATGTTTTGTATTCACTGATGATATTGGCTGGTGCAAACAACAGTCATTCTTTAGTGATGATCGATTCATGTTTAATGAAAACAATGAAAGGTATCCGTATCAGACTATTGATGGTACTGGTAAGATGCAGAATACTCTTCTCCCACAGGTTGATCTGTGTTTGATGAGTCTTTGTTCTGGTGGCATCATTGCAAATAGTTCTTTCAGTTGGTGGGGAGCTTGGTTGCAGAATGATCGTGGAAAAATTGTTGCTCCTAATCCAGAGAAGTGGTTTGGGTCTTCTATGACTCACCTAGATACTTCTATGATCGTTCCTGCACGTTGGGAAACTTTAGATTGGAGTAAGTGAAATGGCTATTACATTTAAGGGACTCGGTAATGAAGGTCGGCTGGGTAACCAGATGTTTCAGTACGCTTTTGTTCGCGGAGTTGCAGACAATAGGGGATTTGAGTGGTTTGTTCCTGGACCAGATGCAGATCGACTAGACAACTATGGTCTATTCGATTGTTTTGAACTGACTAATTGTGATCTGGAAAAAAATATTGGAGAGTATTTTATTGCCAATAGGGTAGAATATCGTGACATGCATTTCAATGAACAAATTTTTAATGAATGTTCCGATGATTCAGACTTCTCTGGTAACTTTCAGACAGAGCGATACTTTGAGAAGATCACTGCTTCCATTCGCGAAGATTTTACTTTTAATGAATCTTACCTAACACCTTGCCAAGATTATATTGATTCTCTTGGTGGACGTGAGGGATGTATTTTTCTACATGTTCGTAGAGGTTCTCCGAATCTTACTGGAAGGAGAGGTGAGAAATGGTCTTATCAAATGGTACAAGAATATCATCCATTGTGTAAGGAAGAATATTATCTTGAAGCTTTGAAAGAGTTTCCAGAAGATAAAAATATTATTGTCGTATCTGATACCATTGACTGGTGTAAAGAACAACCATGGTTGCAAGGTGATCGATTCCACTTCTCAGATTCATCCTACGAAGAGTTTGGTGATGGTGCTTCTGTGCCATACATTGATCTCTGTTTAATGAGTCTTTGTGGAGGGGCAATCATCGCCAACTCATCTCTGTCTTGGTGGGGAGCATGGTTGCAGAACAACACAGGAAAGGTAGTTGTACCCGATCCCTGGTTTGGATCTGCATATGCCCACTACGATATGAAGGATATGATTCCAAAGAGATGGGTCAAACTTCATAATGATCCAACACCTGTGACTCCCGAATGAAAGATTTAAGTTATCTATTGCCTTGTAGAATCGAATCTGATGACCGTCTTCGTAACGTAATTACATCAGTATCGTATCTACTCAAGAACTTTCCTGAGGCCAAAGTTTTAATCAAAGAAGTTGATACCAAATCACAATTTATTGAGTTCGCTCTTCCTCAAATCAAGAAGTACGTTGGTGACATTGATCAACTGAAACATAGTTTTGAGAAGAGTGATGAAAAATTCTTCCATAAAACTAGAATTCTAAATGATCTATGTGTAGCAGCTGAAACTCCAATCATCTACAATCATGATGTTGATGTAGTTCTACCAAAAAATAGTCATGAACTTGCCTATCAAGGAATTACACAAGAAGGATCTGATGTTGTTTATCCTTTTGGATGTGGGATCTATCAGTGGGCTGTAAACTATTCCGACAAGTTGTTAGATAAGTTTCTTTCCTCTCACGATGGAACAGATTTTGATCTGAGTGTTCTTGACAGTAACAAACAACGTATCCCTTCTTCTATTGGATGGGGTCAGATGATTACAAAAGCTGCACAGGTTTCCGCTGGTATGTGGAACGAAGAGTTTATTTCTTGGGGTGCTGAAGACTGTGAGTTCTATTATCGACTCAATCTTTTTGGGTTCAAAGTAGGCAGAGTCATTGATGACATCTATCATTTTGAACATGGTAGAACGTTTAACTCACACTATCACAATCCTAAGTTTCAGGATAATGATCGACTATGGAACTGGATTCGTACACAAAGTAAAGACAGTTTGACTCAATATTATTCAAAATTAGATTACATTAAACGTCGAGGAGAAGAACTCAATGCTAGCCTTTAATCAACTTGGAAACTTAGGAAGACTGGGTAACCAGATGTTCCAGTATGCAGCAGTCAGAGGTATTGCTGCAATGAGAGGATACCAATTCGGTATTCCTCCACATGATGCAAAACGTGTTGATAACTATAGTCTCGGTAGAGCATTCAAGTTAGAATCTGTTGGTTCTTCCAACCTACATGTTCTTGATCGTGGACATGCTCCAGTGGTTGTCGAAAAACATTTCCACTTTGACGAAGAACTGCATAGAATGTGTCCGAACGACGTTAGTTTGTTTGGATTCTTTCAGTCAGAGAAATACTTTGCGAACATTAAGAATGAGATTCTAAGAGACTTTACTTTCCACGATTCAATTCTGGATCCATGTAAAGAGATGATCGATTCTCTCGATCAAGCACCGATCTTTCTTCATGTTCGTAGGGGAGATCCTAACCTTGTCGATGCTAGGGGATTTAAGTGGTCGTATACTCAATGTTCGTCGCAACATCCACCACAACCTATTTCTTATTACGAGAAAGCTCTAACACATTTTGATGCTGATCAACCTGTTGTTGTCTGCTCAGACTCTCCAGAATGGGTCAAGGAACAGGAGTTCTTCTCTCATGATAGGTTCTTAGTCTCTGAACCTCAAGATAAGTATTCAGATGGATCCTGGGAACCTTTCGTGGACCTTTGCATCATGAGTCTATGTTCTGGGGCAATCATCGCCAACTCATCTCTGTCTTGGTGGGGAGCATATCTTCAGAATAACAGGGGCACAGTTGTTGCACCTGAAATGTGGTTTGGACCAGACTACAAAGATAAGAACACCTCTGATCTTTATGCCGAAGGATGGATAAGAACTTAATTGTTATCGATAACTTTTTAGATAATCCAGATCTAATTAGACAAACTGCACTTTCATTAGATTACACTTACATTCAGGAAAATGTTCCTGGAAGTAGGAGTTCTAAAGGACTTGGTGGAGATCTATTTGATGAGATCGATGCCAAATTCCAGAAAATTTTTAATGCAAAGATTAAATGGTACTGGGATAATGATACTTTCTATTGCCAATCTTGTGAAGAGGGAACAGAAACCTGGATACACACTGATGTATGTACCGACTGGGCAGCTGTTCTCTATCTCACTCCCTATCCAGATGTTGAATCTGGAACAGGAATTTATCATAAAGACGATGATGATGAATGGGAAATGAATCTTGCCGTAGGCAACGTCTATAATAGACTGGTTGCATATCGAGGTAAATCATTGTATCATAGGAGTATAGTTCCTGGATTTGGAACTACTCTTGAAACTAGCAGACTAACACAAGTATTCTTTTTTGATTTAGAACCCAATGGACAAGAATAAATCTACTTATAAACTAAAGGGGTTTGGTCCTCTCTACGTCATCAATCTTGATGGTCAACCAGAACGCTGGGAGTGGATGCAGGAACAACTTGACTATTGGGAAATCAAAGACTATACTAGAATCTCTGCTTACGATGGTAGACCTGAGATTGGTGACGATCTCAGTGATATTATCCAAGGCAGATATCCTGATAACATGAGTCCTGGTGAGATTGGATGCGTCACATCTCACCTTCAAGCTATCAAACATTTCTATGAGGAAACTGATGAACCTTACGCAATCATCATGGAAGATGATTGTGACATCAGTACTGCTAGGTATTGGACATTCACCTGGAGACAATTCATCTCTAGGATTCCATACGATTGGGATATTTGCCAGGTAGCAATCATTTGTCCTGGTGAATTGCATGTCAATATTCATCGTAGATTTGTCAATGACTTTTCTACTGCATGTTATGCTATAACTAGACATCATGCTAAGAAAATCATTAATCACCATTGCCGTGGTGAAAAATATAAACTGGACAACGGTGTAAAACCTCGTCCAGTTGCCGATGATCTTATCTACAACTCTGGAGTTTCATATGCTGCTCCTATCTTTTTGTATAAGATCGAATTGGGATCTTCCATTCATCCAGAACATATTGAGATCTTCCATAGAGGATCTCATGATGGTCTCAGGAACCTCTGGGAGACCCGTGGCAGTGATCTAACTATCGATAAGATCACTGAGTATGATCCTTACCTTGGACGTGTTGCAGGACGAGATAGGGACACTGCCTAATCTCGCGCTTGACAAACTTCAAAATCTAAGGTAGTATAAATACTGAACCAACCTGTTTTGTTACGGGTTGTGACAATTGGCACTGTGCCAGTTGTATATTTAACAACGAGACAAGTCGATGTCTCTATTCATCTGCGGGTAACCATTCCGCAAGTAACTAAAGGTATTTTTAAATGTTTAAATCTGTATTCGCAGCCTCCGCTGCTCTGTTCGCATCCGCTGGAGCTGCCCTTGCAGGTCCCTACGTCAACGTAGAAGCTAATGCTGGTTGGACGGGTTCTGATTACAATTCAACCACGACAGATCTTCACGTAGGCTATGAAGGCGCACTTGGTGAGTCTGCTTCGTACTATGTTCAAGGCGGCGCTAGTGTAGTCTCCCCTGACAGTGGCGAAAGCGACACCGTTCCTTCTGGTAAGGCAGGCCTAGGTCTTGCACTGACAGACGCACTTGGTGCATATGGTGAAGTATCATTCATCGGTTCTGGTGACGAAGATCTTGACCGTGGTTATGGCGGTAAGTTGGGCATCAAGTACAACTTCTGATTGTTCATATAAACATATAAACATCTAGATGTTCGGGGACTCTGACGAGAGTCCCTTTTTAATGCCCAGTAATATATACTATTGATGTATTTGTGATGAACATACCAGTGATTAAGTTTCTATGGAAAGGTTTTAATCATCCAGTTACTTACCTAAACCTTACGTTTGTTGGAATGTTATTTGTGATTCAGTTTGTGCATACTAAAGCACACCTTACTTTGGAAGCAGACGTTCACGGTCATGTGTTTAGAACACTCAAAAAAAATCCAGAACTAGCTCGATCAACTTGTTACGAATTAGACTGAGTAATCAAATGAAAAAGAAAGTCAAAAAACTTGCTAAATGGTTCTATTCAAATACTGATAGGGGATATACGATTCCTAAAGATAAGTCACAAATTGATTGTACTCATGAAAATCTTTATGATATGATAGAAAAACTTCAACATCAACTACAAATTATGGAGAGCCAACATATGGAATTGGTTGTGCATGTGGCTAGGATGGAATCTCAGTTAGATAATCAGATTAATAAATGAATTTTGTATATCAAAAAGAAGGTGCTTTATCTACAGAAGATTGTCTGAAGGTAATGGATTTTTTTGAAAACAATAGTAATGAACATACTGTAGGAAAGGTTGCTGGTGATGAAGTAGTATCTAATGTCAAAGTCAGTACCGATATGAGTATGGATTTCCATGACGAATGTATGGCTGACATTATCCTCGGAAAGGCAGTGTCTATGGGAGTTCGTGAGTACATGGATTTTTGTATAGGACTTAATACTCTTGACACTCCTTGGGATGTGGATAGTTCTTATAATTTACAGAAATATAATCCAGGAGAGGGATTTAAACAATGGCACTGTGAATCATCAGGATATGATCCCGATGCGATGAAGAGAGTTCTTGCTTGGATGATTTATCTGAATGATGTTGACGATGGTGGAACTGAGTTTTTAAATCAAGATGCTGTTATGGAAGCTAAGGCTGGTAAGTTATGTGTTTGGCCTGCGTTCTTTACCCATGTCCATAGAAGTCAGGTTTCTAACACAAAAACCAAGTATATTGCGACAGGTTGGGCAAAGTACGTATAATTAGTAAGTAACACTTTAAATTTAATATGCCAAAAGGAAGTCTTGATAAGAACGAGTTGTTATCGCATATCTATATTCTGAAACACCAGTTAGATAAAGAGAAAATTTCTAGTGGTGAGAAATGGAAAGGTCATCAGTACTTATCAAAGGTATTGGATAAAATTGGCGAATATAGGTATTGACAAAACTTTACGTTTCCTATATAATATGTAAAGATTCATTACGAAACGTATCATGACTGTAACAACTGAAGATGGTGGACGTACAAACATGTACGCTACCGAACCAAGAATGTATATCTCTGAGACAGACGCAGAACGTTACGGCACTGAGACATACGCAGAAAAAGCAGAGAAACTAAATGGAAGGACTGCTATGGTTGGATTTGTTGCTGCTGTTGTCTCTTATGCTTTCAGTGGTAGCGTATTTTTCTTTGGCGCGTTCGGATTTTAAATAATGGAACCCTCTCTACTTGAAGTCCTCACATATTATGTGATCGGTGGTGCCCTTATCATTGGACCACCTGCAATCTTCCTGATCATTGCTATGATGGGAGCTATCCAAAATACGAAAGGTCGTATGGTTGGATACAAAGACCACAAAGAATATGGTGACAGTTCTATCTACGAGAACGCACCAACAGATCAAACTAAATTTTATCTTACACTTGGAGAAAACTCATGAACCAAAACGCAGAACGTATTAATGGTTGGGCAGCAATGATCGGAGTCATTGCAGCAATGGGTGCTTATGCATCTACAGGTCAAATCATTCCAGGAGTATGGTAAATGTTAGTATTCGCATCGGGTCTGATAATTCTTTTTATTATTAATGCAGTCTTATCTGATATTGATGTTGATGATGACAACGACGGACCAGGCGGTGGACTGATGCAACCAGTTGCAGTACCCACCTAGATAGTATCCCGATATTTATTACTTACATGCCTACTGATCTTTGGGAAGACATCGCAACTCTGAATACTCTTTACGAAGAACTTTGTTGGGACCCAGACATTGCTTTGGAGTTCAAGGCAGACTTTGAGAACGATAGAATAATCGTTCAACCCAAACCAAAAAAAGTTAAGTAAAAATACTTAACTTTTCCTATTGACAGGAAATCAAAACCGTAGTATTATAAATAAGTCAGTTGGTTAAGAAACCAAAACATTTCTTAACCGTTCGTAACACCCCTCAAACCAAGACCTCTAGGGTGTCTAAACACGTCTTTCATATCCTTGCCTTAGGGTGGCGAGGAAATAGTAAAACCATCATTTCCCTGATGATCTTACTTTTTTTCAGTACAATGGCTAACGCTACACTACAACAACAACAAACCCAATCAGTCTGGAATGAATTCTGTGACTGGGTTACAAGCACCAATAACCGTCTCTATGTCGGTTGGTTCGGAGTCCTCATGATTCCAACACTGCTTGCCGCTACAATTTGTTTCATCGTTGCATTCGTTGCAGCACCCCCCGTCGATATTGACGGTATCCGCGAACCAGTTGCTGGTTCACTCATGTATGGTAACAACATCATTTCTGGTGCTGTTGTCCCAAGTTCAAACGCAATCGGTCTCCACTTCTATCCCATCTGGGAAGCTGCCTCACTCGATGAGTGGCTCTATAACGGTGGTCCCTTCCAACTAGTAGTCTTCCACTTCCTGATCGGCATCTATGCCTATATGGGACGTGAATGGGAACTGTCATACCGTTTAGGTATGCGTCCATGGATCTGTGTAGCATACTCTGCTCCAGTCGCTGCCGCGAGTGCAGTATTCCTAGTCTATCCTTTCGGTCAGGGTTCTTTCTCCGATGCTATGCCTCTTGGTATCTCTGGTACTTTTAACTACATGCTTGTATTCCAAGCAGAACACAATATCCTTATGCACCCGTTCCACATGCTCGGTGTTGCTGGGGTATTCGGTGGATCTTTGTTCTCTGCTATGCACGGAAGTCTCGTTACTTCCTCACTTGTTCGTGAAACAACTGAAACAGAGTCACAGAACTATGGTTATAAGTTCGGTCAAGAAGAAGAGACATATAACATCGTTGCTGCCCACGGGTACTTCGGTCGCTTGATCTTCCAATACGCATCATTCAACAACTCACGTTCATTGCACTTCTTCCTTGCTGCATGGCCTGTTGTTGGCATCTGGTTCACCGCACTTGGTGTCTCCACGATGGCGTTCAACCTCAACGGTTTCAACTTCAACCAGTCCATCCTTGATGGTCAGGGTCGTGTGCTCAACACATGGGCAGACGTATTGAACCGTGCAGGTCTGGGTATGGAAGTAATGCACGAGCGTAATGCTCACAACTTCCCACTTGACCTTGCTGCTGCTGAGTCAACACCTGTTGCACTCACCGCACCTTCTGTCGGTTGATAGTGGTTCATATATAAAAAAGGAGGGGTCATTTGACCCCTTTTTTTATTTCTATTTTTGTGTTAAGATATGATAAGTTATAAACCATTACACAAAATCTATTCTACCTTAAGGAGGTAAATAAAAAAAATGGTAGCATCAACATTACAACAACAAAGGAGAGGGTGGTTCGATGTCCTTGATGACTGGCTTAAGCGGGATCGTTTCGTTTTTATTGGTTGGTCTGGACTACTACTTCTTCCCACTGCTTATATGGCAATTGGTGGCTGGCTTACTGGTACAACTTTCGTTACGTCGTGGTACACCCACGGACTGGCAAGTTCCTATCTTGAAGGTGCTAATTTTCTCACAGCGGCTGTGTCAACGCCTGCTGACGCTATGGGTCATTCTCTTCTTCTTCTCTGGGGTCCTGAGGCTCAGGGCAGTTTCGTCCGCTGGGTCCAACTTGGGGGACTCTGGAATTTTGTGGCACTCCACGGAGCCTTTGCTCTCATTGGTTTCATGCTTAGACAGTTTGAAATCAGTCGTCTCGTAGGAATTAGACCGTACAATGCTATTGCGTTCTCTGGGCCTATCGCTGTTTTTGTCAGTGTGTTTCTCCTCTATCCACTCGGACAGTCCAGTTGGTTCTTTGCACCGTCGTTTGGCGTTGCAGCGATTTTTAGGTTCCTACTCTTCCTACAGGGTTTCCATAACTGGACGCTCAACCCTTTCCATATGATGGGAGTTGCTGGTATACTAGGTGGAGCATTACTCAGTGCTATTCATGGCGTTACTGTAGAGAACACATTGTATGAAGATGGTGATCAAGCAAACACCTTTAAGGGATTTGATTCAACGCAAGAGGAGGAGACTTACTCTATGGTCACTGCAAACCGATTCTGGTCGCAGATCTTCGGTATTGCGTTTTCTAACAAGCGGTGGCTTCATTTTTTCATGCTCTTTGTGCCTGTTATGGGTCTTTGGACATCCTCTATTGGCATTATTGGTCTTGCTCTCAACCTTCGTGCTTACGATTTCGTGAGTCAAGAGATCAGAGCAGCAGAAGATCCTGAATTTGAGACGTTCTACACCAAGAACATCCTATTGAATGAAGGACTACGTGCATGGTTGGCACCAGTTGATCAACCACATGAGTCATTCGTATTCCCTGAAGAAGTTCTACCTCGTGGTAACGCATTGTGATTCAATCTCTAGGATTCTTACTACTTCGTATAGCGATAGGCACCATGCTTATCCATCATGGATATGAGAAACTAGAGAACATTGAAAACTTTGCGGATGCATTTGTACGACCATTGCATCTTCCATTCCCAATCGTCTCCTCATACTTCGCGGCATTCTCCGAGATTGTGGGGAGTTGGTTGGTTATCTTTGGACTCGGTACTCGTCTGGGTGCCTTGGCAATCCTAGGTACAATATCATTCGCAATTTATCATGCTCTAGTTACATCTGGATTTAATATCTACTTGTTAGAACTTCTAGTTCTTTACTGGGGAGCTGCAGCATGTATCGTTCTCAATGGTGGGGGTAATTTCTCACTAGATTACCTCATAAAACGGAGACTCACAAATGATTAAAGCACTATTCAGTTTTATGTTCGCTGCATTGATGTGGGTTCAAGTCCCACAGTGGCAGGATGATTGGAGTAAGTGCGCTGTTGATGTACCTGACACAGCATGTCATTGGTACATCACTGCACCCGATAGCACCATGGGTGAAGGATTTAGCTGGGCTAACTCCCCTTGGTTTAGCGTTGAGGGTCTCCGAGACATTGGAGAACTACATAACACAGTACAATCTCTCCAAGAAGCATGATGAATAGTTTAGAGTTCGCACTTTACTTTGTATGCTTCGCTCTCATTGCAGGTGGTGCCTTCGCTATGATGTGGTCTAACATTAGATCTATCAACATAGAGATGGCAAAACCTAAACCACGTCACCCTGAAGCACCTGAAGCAGGTGAAGAGATAATGTATGTAGACTTTTCTAGAGAAAAACTGGAAGAGCTTTACAACAAAAACAAATAGTGGTATACTGGGGGTCTTCGGACCCCTTTTTTAATGTCTTACGAACTGATCCCACCCAATGATCCCAGGTACTTTACAGAGACTTGTCCCAAACCATATGACAGACACAGCTACAGGATGGTCTTTTCTAATGGTCAGTCTGAATGGTATCCACATTGGGATCTAGTACAAGCTAGGTGGTTTCAAACACCAAAACAATTCTTATCTCACATTGAGGTTGTTGATCCGAAGAAGAAGAAAGAAAAATCAGGAGGATTTGCGTGAGTGATTACAATATGATGGAGTTGTTTCCACTTGTAATATATTCTGTTTATGATAAAGACTTTGTAGATGAAGAATACATCAAATACTTTCATCAATACAGAGACACGTTTCCAACAGAAGTAGTGAGTAACATGGGTGGTTATCAATCAGTATCTGATATCCATGAAAACGTTGACTTTATTCCTCTTGCTACTAGAATATGGGAGATGATAGAACCAGGTTGTCATGAGATTACTGAAGAGTTTTCTGCTAACGGATATCGTGGAACTCAATTACAACTAGATAATATGTGGTTCAACATTAATGGACCAGGGAATTGGAACGTAGCTCATACACATCCGCACTCATTTTATTCTGGTGTGATGTGGATTCGTGCTCCTAAAGATTCTGGTGATCTAGTATTCAGATCTCCTCATGAACATCAACTCTATGGACATAGAGACAGTATGCATACTATCCCACCTGAAACTGGTAGGATAATTATGTTTCCTTCCCATCTTCTACACCAGGTTACTCCAAATAAAAGTGTGGAAGATCGCTATTCAATTTCTTTTAATCTCAATCTTAAAGTCGCATGAAAATTTCTATCTACACCATTCCTGGATGTACCTACTGCACAAAAGTAAAAGAGCTTATGGTACGTGCTGACTTGGAGTA